AGGGAGACGTTCTCCCAATCGAAACAAGTCTGCCACGGAAGGATAAACAGCCAAAAGCCCTTGAGCATAGCGAAAGGGCTGGATAGTGCGGAGTCTACGGTCCTGCACACTTGGAAACCTCAAATTAGATTTTTCTAGTTTTTGAGGAACGGTTTTGGTGTGGATTGGAAACCACAAATCAAATCTTACCAGTTCGTATATATCTCTTTAGTTTGCGGAATGCCCTCCTGCACAACGCTGGCGGTCCATTACTGTCGTCGCCACCACACTGAGGACAGGTTTTACAATGTTCTATGAACCATACTTCCCATGCATTGAGAGGCTCTGGTGGCTCTGGTGGCGGCAGCGGTTCTGATGGTGGGTCCGGTAGTGGTACAGGATATATATCAGGGCAGTTAGTGCCAACATCTGGCAAAGAGTCCGCCTGTTGCTCGCAACCCGACAACACTAAAGCGAGAGTGAAAACTATCACTCCAATTCCGATAGTAAAAAGCTGTTGTTTCATAGCAATCAAATCTCGTTATAGTACTCTGGGTAGTTCTCTTTGTTCGCCATGAACTTTAGTTTTGCGATGCGACAACGGTTAGAACATTTCTGCTTGTAAGCTTCCGCCTCTTGCTTATCAGTAAAGTCCTTTGTGCAAACGAATGGCCCTATCTGGCGTCCAAAAATGTCTTCGTAGATTACCCATGCCTCTGTCGGTGTATCAGCCATGTTGTCTCCCTTTGGGCTTAATAGAGTATCAGTCGCTCTTTTTAAGTTTCAAGCCCTTCAACCGTAATCCTTGCGTAGAACTTAGGCCCACCATTTTTCAACATTTTTTTTCCGTATCTGGTAAGGGCTCTCGGTTTAGTCGTAACTAGAGGGATGTAGGGACAATAATAATATCCGGCGTCCATATAACTATCGCCACGATACCCAAGTAGAATTTCGTTTTTGGGGAAGAGTGTATCAACATACAACCCCCAACGATTGTTCACTGTACCCTCATAGTAAATCCTATCAGAGTCAGTGTCAGGGACATACCCCGGAGGCACAAAACACCTCGTACTAGCAGCCGTAAATATCCCCGCTATCTCTGGTGATGTGTATATCCAGTTTACCCCGCCATGCAGAGTCTTACGGTGAATTACGGTACTGACCTCTACCACCTTGACACAGAGTGCTTCATACCGTTCCTTGATTGTTTCGTTAGGGAGTCCGCCAAGATCGAACTTACCCACCGTCCCAGCGTTCAGTCGCAGATCGGTGACGATCTCTCGGGTGATCTCATTCGAGATGGTAGTCCCAAGTTCCTCGATATTGATATCATCCTCAATGGCGTGGAAGGTTTTTAGCTTCCTACTCCTGGCTTCGACCTCTTCGCTTTCTACCACGAGTTTTATACGTTGCTTCACTCCCTCTTTTTCATCAAGATCATGGACGGCATCAGGGTCAATCTCATAGACAAACTTTAAGAAGAAGACCGGACCTTTAGGCCCCAACAACGGCTGGACTGATACCAATTTGCGTGCTACGAGCGTAGAGTAGATACGATGCACTAATGGTAGGCTGGCCTCTTTGAACTTCGAGTCATGTTGGCTACCGACTTGGTTCATTATGTTCTGGTTTTCAAGAAGCATCGCCAAGGTGGCTCTGTCCGCACCATCAACGCACTTGAGATCGTAGAGGTTCCCCCACTTTTCAACACATTTCAATTTCTCATCTTTGAGTTCAGCTTCGGTCATGATTTTGGGTTCTGGCATCTCTTATCTCCTTCTTAGAGTTCTTATAAAGGAGCGTGCGCATGAAAAAACCCTTTCCCGGCCATTGGCCGGGGAAGGGTTTTTTATATCAATAGTCACGTTCCGCTATAGAAGTGCGATAACCGTTACTCCCATATTATCAGAACAGAATTGGAATGGAGCTTATAACATGAAACGAGATTTAGAGCTAGTCAAGAAAATCCTGTTAGAAGCGGAGAAGTCGGAACATGGAGGGATGAGAAAAATCACCTTGGAAGGATATTTTGATGAGACTGTTAGATACCATATCTTTCTTATGATGGAGGCCAATTTGGTGCATGGGGTGGAAACAAACCTTATGCAAGAGTCTCCAGGAGCGGTGATGGATCGCATAACGTGGGATGGTTACGAATTTCTCGACAATGCTAGAAACGACACAATTTGGAAAAAAGCTAGAACTGCGTGTAAGGGTTTGGGCTTTGAGGCATTGAAAACCGTTTTACAAGAATTGGCAAAGACGTTGGTGTTGTCTCAAGTTTCTAACGAATAGGTATCACGTTTCTGTTACTAAACGTGACTATTCGGTATCTATGTCTAACCCCGGAGGCGATTCTATATCGGAGTCTTGTGTCCGCAACCATTCCACAAATTCTTGGGCTTTCTTTAGAGGATTTTTTTCGCCAAAGAGCTTATATTCATCCCAAACCTCGAACGTAATGCCCAACTTTTCCACTTCGGCTTGAGCCGCTGCAACTTTTGCCTCTATAACAGGATTTTCTAACCATTTGCGAGGCTTCACCTCTACCAGGAAAATCTTACCTGACTTGTAAACCACTCGGATATCGATTAGGTAAGTGCTTTCGATATCTTTTTCTGGATTATGGTATCCAACCTTAACAGCTTCAACTTTATAGTAATCAACGGTTGTGTCATCATCGAGGATCATGTACGCCTTCTTCTCGTATGACGACCGGTACCAGATTTTTGCGTTCAACTTGTCGGAAAAATGCCACCCACGCATGTGGTGAGTGTGTGGATCAAAACCCTGTTGATATTGTTGCACTACGCTTTTGCCAATCTTTTCCCGAGTCCCTTTGGTAAAGCCACCTTGTTCGGCAAGCATCTTTTTGCGTCCTTTGGAGATGTTCTTACGATGTTTTTTCGTTTTTGGCTTTCCCCTTGTGCCCTTAGAAATACTAGCACGCCATTCTTCTGGCAAAGGCTGGCCAGCACGAGCCCTGCCGCCCTGACCAGGAATGAGGTTAGCTATTGCCTTTCTTAAACGCTCTGGATCGGATTTTATTGCCTTGCCAATATTGCGTTTGTGACTATCAGACAAATGTCGTCCGGTCAATTTCTCACTAATGGCTTGTTTTTGTTCTTCGGAAATCACTTTCCCCTTTTGTGCGCAAGTTTTGCATACTTGCTGGTAAGGCTGTTTCATCTCGCCATAGTAACAAACAGATTTCATCTTCCGTTCTTTTTCGCAAGTAGGACATACTACATTGATGATTTCATCTTTCTGACGTTTCTCAATCTTTCCCAAAGTCTGCATCGGATTCTTGTATTTCATGAAACATGTGCGGCAAATGAATTGATTACCGCCATTTTTTAGAATGTTGCGTCGTGCCGGACCACGGCCAATCATCTTCCCGTCGTTTTTGTGTTCAGGGTGATCGCATAACGGATCAACTTCAATCTTGTCAAGGTCTTTAAGATGACCGAACTGCTGATCGAACTGTTCAAGATTCATATTAAATGCTCCAAATGATTACGACTTCTCTTATATTATATCGGCAATTGTCGACCATGCCTTTAGCGATATTCTTAAATTTTACACCATTTTCTAAAGTCTTTCAAGAGGAAATTGATACATTTGCGCATAGAAAAAACCCCGCTCAAATGAGCGGAGTTTTTTCGTAACTCGTTACTATACAAGCATTTAGACCTATATCACGAAATTCGCAATAGTCATGCGGGCATAGAATTTTGCGCCCTCACGGAGCAACTTTTTCCCGTACCGAGTAAGGATACCCTTCCTCGGGCAGAAGCTCTCGGGATCGAGAACGATCGGGGTCTGGGTCAGAGGAACATACGGACAATAGAAATATCCACTGTCCATATAGCTATCACCACGATAACCGAGAAGAATCTGGTTAGTCGGGAAGAGTGGGTCCTTATACAGACGCCAACGGGCGGCTACTGTACCAACATACTGGATACCAATGCTGCTGGTGAAAGTTTCACTGGGTTGCGGAGCAAAACCAGCGGTGGCGGTCTCAAAGATCGATGCAACTTCCGGAGAAGTTACGATCCAGTTAGCTCCACCACGCAGAGTCTTTCTATGAACAACGTTGGATACTTCCACGATCTTCACATATAGAGACTCATACTTTTCCTTGATTGTGTCGCCAAGCGCAGTATTGAAGTCCCAAGCGGCTACTGTGCCTGCATTCAGTCGCAGGTCAGTCAGAACCTCTCGGTCGATTTCAAGGTTGATCTCTTGTGCGAGAATAGCAGTTAGCTCAGCCTCAGCGTCAAGGTTATGCTGGCTACGCAGGTCCTGTTGGGCCTCATAGCTCCATGCAGCCTTCAGCTTACGACTCTTAGCAACGATCTCTTCGTTTTCAACCACGAGGTTGACTTCGGGGAGGTCCTGCTGGCACTCAAGGTTATATTCATAGTTTACAGTGATGCTGTTAGCACCTGGATCGGCGTTCCACGTCAGGGTCATAACACCCGTCACGAGATCGATTGCACCAGCGGTCACGAGAGTGACCGGGGCACCGATGCTGGTGAACGTGAAGGCACCATTCTCATCTACTACAAACGTCTGGATATCAGTAGCACCATCAGTGATCGTACCAGTAATCGTACCGGCGAGAACAGGAGTCTTCTCAAGAGTGTAGGTGAGGGTTGTGCCACCACCGGCGTTACTCTGAGTTTCATTCTGCACAAACTGATGAGTGAAGAAGATATCCAGGTTTGCATCTCCGGAAGCAAGCTGTTGCAAGCTGAGTGCGTCGTCGCCGGGGAAACCGGGTTGAGTAGCACCACGGGTTGCACCCTTGTTGCTCGCATAACGGAACCTGAGATAGTAGCCAAGACCCGCAGGACCGAGCAGCGGTTGAACGCTG